AATAACACTACTTATAGTTTTAGTAGTGTTATCATTTCCTAACAAATAGTCAGTAGTAGTCTCCAAAACTTCTGCTAGACTTTTTAATAATTCATAATCTGGTTGCCTTTTATTATTTTCATATAAATTGTAACGAGCTTCTGAAATATTTACTTTCTGTGCTATCTGTAATTGTGTTAGTTTCTTTTCTAATCTTAATTTTTTTAAACGGTTTCCGAGCATAATACTCCTCCTTTTTTCGACAATATTATACTAACAAATTGTAAAGTAGTAAATACTTCTTTTCAAAAAGTTGTGAAAAGGTATTGACTTAACAAAATGTAATGTTGTATAATGAACTTAACAAAGAGAGGAAGTGCATTTATGCTAGATATTATAATAAAAGCCAGAAAAAATAAGGGTTATACCCAGAAACAAGTAGCAGAATTAGCAAAAGTTAGCGAAGAATACATCTCTTTAATTGAAAGTGGTAAAAGAAAACCGTCTGTTAAGGTTGCTAAGAAACTGGGAGCAGTATTAGATATTCAATGGACTATTTTTTTTGAAAAATAACCTTTCAATATGTAAAGTTATGTGATTATAAAAACAAATTGAAAAGAAACAATAAGAACCAACTTATTGAATAAGATTAACTAGGAGGTGCCTATGAAAAAGGAAAACGAAAAACAAGAAATAAAACCTAAAGTAACAATCGTTTTAGATTGTGTTCCTACTAATATAGAGGAACGTAAGAACAATATACGCAAGTTCTATGATGTATGTAACGAAGTAATAGACGATCCTAGCTGCTTTTATACAGAGCAGGAAATCGAAGAATTAAAAAACAATCCTAAGAAACAAAAGGAATTGAATATAAAGTTTATCTAAAAATATGGAGGGAAATAGATATGGAAAATAAAATCAAAGAAATATTAAAAAAATACAATAACACTTACCAAGGATTCTATAACTTGAAAGTGTTAACACAAGGAGAAAATTGTTACATTGTCGACGAGTTTGAGGAGTTTTACTACGGAAGCCAAGATTTTGATAATTTACTAGAGGATCTAACAGCGGACTTAAAAAAACTATTTAAAAATGATTCTCTTTACTTAGAATGTGAATGTCCCGGACGCTGGGTAATTGCATTTATGTAGTAATGATTATTAAAGGAGGTGGTCTTATGTGAAGATTAGAAGATTAAGAAGCTAAAAAAGGAGGTGGAAAAATGAGAGCTTTAAAAAGGGTTAAGTGGTTAAATGTATTGAAGATTGTAGGATTTATCGGTTGTTTAGCCTTAATAGTTCACGATTTATTTATGGTTACCGTTTACGGTTGGATTACTTCTAATATGGTTGGTTGGACTTGGTTCGGATTCGCTACGTTTGTTGCAGCAATCATGACAGCAGGTACTATATTCGACGATTTAGAGGAACAATGGAACGCAATCGAAACAAAAAAAGAGAGAGCCTAGGCAAGACCTCTCAAATGGAATATTTTGTTAAATATTCACTCCACTATTATAGCAAAAAGTGGAGTTCTAGTCAAAGGTGGTGGTAAGTATCAATGGAAATTGGATTAAGCTATTTGCTAAGTTTACATCTTGGCAATGGTACACAGATCAGAATACGAAATCATTGTTTATACACTGCCTACTAAAAGCTAATTGGAAAGAAGCAAAGTTCATGGGAGAAACAATCCCTAGAGGTAGTTTCGTAACCTCTCTTGATTCACTTGGTAAAGAACTAGGTTTGTCAGTCCAAGAGATTCGGACAGCACTAAAACACCTAATTTCAACAGGCGAATTAACAAGCAAAAGTACTAATAAATACCGCATAATTACTGTGGTAAATTACGAAATGTACCAACAAGTTAACAAGCAACCTAACAGTCCATTAACAGGCAATCAACAAGCAACTAACAATCAACTAACAACAATAGAAGAATATATAGAATATAAGACTAATATAGAATATAAGAATAATAGTGTGTGTAATAATACGCCCGAAGAAAACTTTTCTTGTCATTTAGGCTGTGTCTATAAAACTATTGATTGTAAAAATTGTATGAAGAAATGGAAATGTCCTTTACCAGACGAACCTACCTTTAAAGGAATCTATGGTAAGACATTTTACGAATATGTTGCAGAGATTGAACTTAGGAAGTTAGAACTAGCTAGAGAGTTTGAAGCTATGGAAGCTAGACGAGGTAACGAACCCTTAGAACTTCATGACTACGATTGGCTTAATGATAAGGGGGACGAAGAATGAATCGAGAACAATGGCTTGAGGAACGTAAAAAAGGTATTGGTGGCTCTGATGTTGCTTGTATCTTAGGTATGAGTCCTTATAAAACTAACGTGGCACTATGGGAGGAAAAAGTCGGTATAAGAGAACCGGAAGACATCTCTCAGAAAGAATACGTTAAGAACGGAACTGACAGCGAGGATCCGTTAAGAAAGTTATTCGCTGTGGATTATAAGCAATATGAAGTTTTACACGAAGAAAACGAAATAATCCATAACAAAGAATACCCATTCATACAAGTTAGTCCAGATAGTAGGCTTGTAGAAAAGTCCACAGGACGTAAGGGATTCTTAGAGATTAAACGTTGTGAAATTATGAATCACAAAATGTATGAAAAGTGGAAAGACGGCAATATTCCACAAAACTACTATCTACAAACGTTACAGTACTTCTTAGCTGACGAAGATATGGACTTTGGTTATTTAAGAGCCTATCTTATCAGACATTTAACTGACGGTACTGTTATTCGAGAAGTCAGAGACTATGTAATTGCTAATAGTCGGACGGAAATCCAAGACGATCTCGATTATTTAAAACCAAAAGAAATAGAGTTCTGGCAATATGTCGAAACAAAGACTAAGCCACCACTACTATTACCACAGATTTAGAGGAGGAAAATAATATGGAAAAAAATCTGGAAACAGTAGAACAACCACAAGTTGTTAACAGTCTAAGACTTGTTATCAGTCCATTACAGAAAATGGAAGCTATCAAGTTCAATTATGAAGAATTAAAAGGAGGTCTTACAGCAAGTTTAGAGAAGTATCAGAATCTTGTATATACACCAGAGAATATCAAAGAAGCTAAAGACGACCGTGCTACTCTTAATGCTCTAAAAAAATCCTTAAATGACGAGAAAATTAAAATCAAAAAGGAGTTTATGGTTCCTTATGACGACTTTGAGGCTAAGATTAAAGAACTTATCGAGCTTGTAGATAAACCAGCAAGTGAAATCGACAAGCAAGTCAAAGTATTCGAGGAACAAGAGAAAGCCAAAAAGCGTGAAACAATCAAAACTATCTACTCTGAGAATATTGGTGCTTATGCAGAACTTATCTCTTTAGAAAAATTATATGATCCACGTTGGGAAAATAAAACCTATAAAGAGACAGATATTACAAAAGAGATTCAAGATGTTGTTAAGAAAGCTGATAACGACCTTAAAGTTATCATAGATCTAAAGTCTGAGTTTGAGTTTCAAATTAAAGATACTTACTTCAAAACTCTTGACTTAGGACAAGCTCTTATTGAGAATCAAAGACTAGAAAAGCAAAAGGAGCTACAAGAACAACTTGCTAAACCACAAACAACAGAAGTTAAAGTCGATCCAGTTAATAGTATTGATGTTGACGCTGTGGACGCTATGAGATATGCAATCGGAGTTGATACTTCTAACGAAGAATCTACACAGGTAGAATCTACTCCGGAAAAACTTGTGTCAGTTACTTTCAAAGTAGAATGTACTCCAGAGAAGTTAACAGCTTTAGGAGAATACATGAAAGCTAATGGAATCAAGTATGGGAGGGCTTAATTATGGCAGTAAGTAATAAACTAGCCCCTGCTACTCCTAAGAAGCCAGTAGTACCAAAACAGACATTTACTGACTACATTACGCAAGAAAAAATTAAAACTAAAATCAATGACATGGTTGGGGGTAAAAACAGTCAGAGATTTATAACAGCTATTGTAAGTGCTGTATCTAGTAACGGAGATCTAGCTACTTGTACTTTCGGAACTATAATCGCTGGAGCATTACTTGGAGAAAGTTTGCAGCTCTCTCCCTCTCCACAACTAGGGCACTATTACTTAGTACCTTATAACGTTAAAAAGAAAGACGCTAACG